AGCCCACCCTCCCACGGCTATTCGCCTTCGTCATCAGTTCCTGTATCGCTCGCTGGGCCGATGGATCGTTCGGGCCAATCACCGTCACGTTCATTGACTGCCGAGGCGTCATGCCAGCCGCCGTGGTTGCCGAGGTCTGCCCGAAGATAAGCTGGGTGGGCGACATCGGAGCCGCCGCCGACATCGGCGTGTAGGACAACCCACCCGCCGTCCCAATGGCTCCCATGCCAGCACCAGTTGCACCACCACCCATTGACTTCGCAATGGTCAAAAGCGCCACCGCAGATGCAACGGCAAGGGCTGGGTTCGCCATCATAAAGAGACGAATCTTTTCCATCAGCGTACCGAACTGGATTGCCGCTAACGCCACATTGACCATTGCGCTTGCCAAACTAGAGACGATTGCTTGTCCCATCGCTCGGAACGCCTCACCGATATTGCCAGATGCTAACGCCATCTGGAAGCCAGAGGTAATGCCACCCGAGATGGCTCCGCTAATGCCCTGCGCTAGTTGCCCATAAATGGTATTGCTCAAGTCCACCACCGCTGGTGCGATGGCCTCGGGAATCTGCACCTTCAACAAATCGCTAAAGTCGCGGTTGATGCGAGCTAGCACCTCGGTTGGCATCCGACTTGGAAGTGCCGCAAGTGTTGGCGTGACGGCGGCAATTGCAGGAGCCGCCGCCGCAACCGTGGGTGCAAAGCGACCAGCCAATTCACGCGCTCGCAACAACGATCGTTCGGTGGCTTCAAGCGAACGGATTTGACGCTCAAGGTCGCGGAGGTCGGTGATGCGTTGCCGCTGTGCCGCAGATTCTTGTGCGGTTCTCCGACGCCCAACATCTGCCGCCGTCGTATTCGCAATGGTCTGCTGAAGCTGAATGTATTGCTTTCGCAAATCGTCAAGGCCACCAGTAAACTCGCCAGAGGTCAGGTCGAGCAGGCCGTCCTGCACATCTCGCAACCGCTTGGTGATTTGCGCCACATCGCCAGCCAGCACCATCTCACGGAGCGCCTTGTTGGTTTCCTCCGCCATCTTCTTCGCTTCGTTGCCAGCCCTGACAAATGACGTAATCGCGGCACTCGCAAATCCAAGCAAGGCCGCAACTGCCAGACCGGATGGGCCGAACATCATCGAAATCTGCGATCCCGCCTCGACGATGCGCGTCCCCATATCTGCCGTGATGGAGCCGGTGCGGGCCAAGCTATTGCCGACTGCCGCAAATCCAATCGCCGCCTTCGCCGCTCGGTCCCCTGCGATTTGCGTCTTTGCCGCCGCGCCTTGCATCGCATTGCCGGTATTCGTCACGGCCTGCGCGGTCACCTTCATGTCATTGGCAACCGCCTGCGTTTCTTTCTTCAGGCGATTGAGAGCCGCCTGTACCGTCGCGGCTCCTTCCTCCTTGACCAGCATCTCAACGGAAAAGACCCGCATGACTTACTCCTTTACGACGGCTTGCGCCATCCGTTGAGACAGGGCCGTCAGCCGCTCCCGCGTCTGGTCAAACATCTGCGACAACTGCCCCGCCGCCTTCAGGTACCGCATCTCCATCTTCTGCAAGTCTTGCGGCTGATGGAACGCAATGGCAACCTGCCCTGCCAGATCCGTCCGCTCCCCCATCCGCTCGACCGTCGCTTCTTTCGCCATCGCCCGCAACTCCGCCCACATCCACAGCGTTATCGCAAACGACTCCCCCGCTACCACGCGGACGGGTTGCCCCGTATCCCGCGACACCTCCACCACCACCCGCCGCACGAACTGCTCGGCGTCCCACGGCACGGCGACGGTCGATTGCCCCGTCGCCTCGGTCAGTTTTTTTCCGACCGCTCCGCGAGCATCGCCTCGACCTCGGATACCTGATTGCGGCTCAACTGGATAAGCGCGGCAATCTGATCCACGGTCAAAGCGTCCACCTCATCGACGGTCAGGTCAGGACAACTCGACCGCACGACTTCCAGCAACGCCCCAAGCATCACATCGCCAGCGCCGTCCTGCGTGGACAGCGCGGCGATCTTGTGAGCCGACGCCCCAGTCAAGGGGCGCACGACAATCTCTCGTCCGAACAGCGTCACACGCGGTAGGCGTGCCGGGTTCACCAACTCGTCGAGGTTAATCATCAGTCCTTATCAGACAGAGGTGAGGTATTCAATGCGGAACGGAGCCGAGCCGATCGCCGTGAAGCCCGAGAGGGTGGGGTCAAGCCGCGCCTCGATCTCGATGGCGATGGCAATCTCCGCCCCGTCCTGCCCGGTGATGTCGTACTTGGTGCAGAGCGCCGACGGGAAGCGGACCTGCACATAGCTCCCAGCCGAAGCGGTCGCCCCGCCGCGTTGCCAGATGGCACGGACATCGGAGAGGTAATCGCCCGAGGCGAGCAACTGCCCCGCCGACTTGGGGGCGTAGGAGGTCGAGGCCGTCCACGCGCCCGTCACGGCAGTCGCCGCACCCGGCTCCACCTGCCCAACGTTGGTGGTCGAAAGCTGAATCACGGTGCCAGAGATCTTCGGCATCCGCATCGTCACGCGGTCGAGGCCCTTGACAGGCGACCGCTTGCCGTCAAAGTCAGCGGCTCGGTACGTCACGCCGGGGTCGAACTTGATGCCGCCAGCGAAGGCGCCGAACACGGTGGAACTGACGTACAAGACGCCAGAGTCGAGGAGGATGTCGCTCGGGAGAGCGGAGGTGTAGCCAGTCAGCGGAGCAGTCATAGGTCTATCCTACGGAGGGTGGTGGTGGGAATCTAATCAGCCCGCTCGGTCAACACACGGGGCCAGAGGAACATTTCGTAATTGGCGATGACCGCCACGACCGAGGAGTCGGCGGGATCGGTGAGCATCGGGACCGTCTGTCGCGTCCGCGACCGCCCGACCATCAAGCCCGACCGCGCATCGTTGAACCCCGTCAAGAACTGATCCACGATGTCAATAGCGGACTCAACCATCGCCAACTGCGACTCGGGCTTGCCAATCCCCTGCACTTCGAGGATGGCGGTCTCGCGGTAGCCGTTGTAGGCCGGAAGGCTGGTGCGGTCCAAGCGGAGGGTCAGGTACGGGAACAGCGGCGAGGCGGGAGCCGCCCGAACGTAAGCGCGGGTGCCGATGATGTCCTCAAGCCGACTCCCGCTCGGGCTGACGTACTCGAGCAAGGACTGGCGCAGGGTCGCGTAGATCTGGACCGTGGAGGCCGTGGACGGCAGGGGCAGACTGCCCGGTACAACGTAGGTCGGTAGACTCATCGGACGGCTCTCCCGCGCTCCATGTAGCGGTTCAGGACGCGGTTGTAGGTGTCAATCATCGCCTTCGCGGAGTCAATCGCCACCGGCTTGAAGATTGGCACCCGCTCCCAACGTCGCGTGAAGATGTTGTGATGCCCAATCTCCCATGCCAGCGCGATCTTGCCGACCGTCGTGGGCTTCTTGGGCGGCTTGGCTTTCTTGCCGCGTGGCTTGGCAAGCTCGCCGTCGGGGATACCGACGATGCTAAACCAGCCCCCGCCACGAAACACGGGCGCCTCTCGGCTGATATGCTGGGCCACCTGCGCCGTGGATCGGAAGGCTTGGCTGGTGTAGTAGCCCTGAAAGAACCGCTTCTTCACGTTCCCCTCGTACAATGCCGCCGCCGCATCGAGCGCCATCCGCGAGGCGTCCCGATACTGCTTCAAGAACTGCGGCGAAAGGTCCGTGACTTTGACGCTCATGCCATCTCCGCTTGTAGCTTCCGCAACGCTTCACGCGCCGTGATGCCGGTCGCCGTCTTGCACGGCCCTTCGAGCGAAGTCCAGCGAAGCATGACCGCCGCATCCCCAACCGGAGCCGCTTCGAGCGTCCCGCCGTGCCGCTGGATGAACGCCTCAATCCGCGCCTCGTCGGTAGGCCAGATGCCCGACCGCCGCACGTCCTGTCCGCAGATCAGGCGAGCGTCCATCAGCGGATGAACCCCACGGCAGAGAGCGCCAACGCTACCGCCGTGACCGCCGTGGTGTCGGTCTCGTTGCGAATGTAGATCGAGATGGTGTCGTTCAGCACCGTCGGGATGAGTCCGGTCACGGAAAACCCATAGCCTTCGTTGGAGTCGGCAAGGATCGCAGACACGTGAACATTGGCAAGGGGCGTGCCGTTCTTGGCAATCGTGATGCCGAAGGTCTTGTTGTTTGACGCGCACACTAGCTCAACGTTTGCCGTGACAAGCAAGACCTGATTGACGGCTTTGGTCGCTCGCATTTCGTTGTTGGAAACCTGCGAGAAGCCATCTTGCCCAAGCGAGGTGTCAAGCGCCGTCGTACCAGCGAGCTTGACGTAGGTGTTGGTGGTGGCAAACGTGGTCTGGGCCGTGGATTGCAGATCAACCTGACCTCGGCTTGGGAACAGCGAGACCACCGCGTCACGGATGTCCTCGGGCGAAATGAGGCCCGTCGTGTTGTCCGGGAGTTGCGCGAGAAGCGCAGAGAGTACCTTCGGAGTTTCCGCCATTAGCTGTAGCCCTCGTCAAAGCCTGAAGAAAACGCATCCGCCGCTGGGTTGATGAGATGCACCCCGTCCGCCACGCTATCTGGGTCCGACCCTGTGAACAGGCCGTAGGTCGTGGGGTCCACCTCCTCCAACGTCAACTGCTTGCACATCAACTGCCGCAACTCAATCACGCCCCGCACAAAGTAGATTGGCGTCTCGTTCTCGTCCTTGACAATGCCGAACGGGTTCACATCGACGTAATCGGCAACCGTCGCCACCAGCGAGGTGCGGCTATCAATATGCCCCTGCGGTGAACCGGCAGGTGTGAACTGGTCCGACATCGCGTCAATGCGTCCCCAGTACGTCCCGACCCGCGTATAGACCGGGCGGGCAAAGCCGTCGGCCCCGTCCTCCGCTCGCGTGAAGAACTGAAGCCGCCGATCCAGAAGGCCGGGTGCGATATACATCAGCCAGCCACCGCGAGCTTGAACGTCCGCAACACCTTGAGGACGCGAGCCGCCGTATCCCGCGAGACATCCCAACTAATTGACGTACCCGCCGCCGTCTCGGTCGAGGCGTTCGGGGTCCGCTTTTGATAGAGGTCAGCCGCCAAGTCGATGATGCATTGCGACAGAACCGGCTCTATTTGCGCGTAATCGCCCCGCAGAGACAATCCGCAGGAGGTGGTAATGGTGTAGGGGCCATACGGGAACGAGTACCCCGCGTTGGCGTAAATAACGCCCGAGGACTGGTTGATCGTGTAGTCGGTTGCTGGGACGGTCGTACCTTCCGAGTCCACGATGGTCGCTGTGGTGCCAATGGGACGCTTCGGGAAGATGAGCGACAGGCAGGGCTGGGGGTCAATCGTGTCGGCTCGGTCAACCGCCGTGGTATTGA